ATTTAATCCTTTTTAAATATTGTAGGTGTCAACTAAATTAAAGTTGTCGTCAAAAACTAAATATGCTTTTATTTTTTTACCTATCAAAAATTGGACTATCACGGTTCCGGGTTGATCAACCGGGTAGGTTCGCTTTAATCGGATATCATGGTCGAGGTATGGTTTAAGTTTTTCACGGTATCGGTTTGATAACTCGGAACCGATCCTTGCTTGCAAAACTAATAGTTGTTCCATATCGTCAATACCCCAAAGCTGTCCCCACAAACCGGTTTTGCCTTTTATTGGTGCCGGTGCGCCTATGTTTAAAAACGTATTTAGTTTCATGATTTAATCCTTTTTGTTGTAATTTTCATCGGCCCTAAAGGCTTCACTAGTCACTGTTGCAGCAAGTAGGTTTATATTAAACAATTTCCATAAAAAACAAATAACCATTAAAAGTCCGTACCCCATATAAAAAACGTCCCCACTAAAATTTGTATACATGGCTACCGTTACCGTCAAACTAATCGGTGCTACTATGAAGTAGGATACAACGGCCTGAGTGATTGCTAGCTTTTTTTCGGTTGCAATAAATTTTAATGATTCATTTAATTTGGTGTCCATGATTTAATCCTTTGTTGTCAATTGTTGTTGAGCATATTGTTTTAATCCTAAATTAATATCGTAAACACACCAAAGGGCAAAAATGAAAAACAAAACCTTAATGGCTTTTTTACCCCAAAGGGCAATTGATACGGCACCGACTATTATTAAAATTAAAAACCAACTCATAATTTAATCCTTTGGTTAAAAACCATAATTGGTTTCACCTACCATGGCCGGCACCGAAATAAAATTCGGGCCGGCCTGATATTACTTAAATACAATATTACTTTTTTGTTTTGGTTTTTGCCTTTTTGGCCTTTGGGCCTTTGCCGAAAAACCTTTCGGAATAGCTAACATGTTCCTCGGCACCAACTAAAACTAATTCAACGACTTTGGTTCGATCGGTTTTACTTTTTTCCGAATAATACATTACATGAAACCAAACTATTGGTAGGCCGCCTTTAATGAAACCGTTTTTAGTGCGCTTAGTGACGATATTTTCGTCAAGGTATGCGATTACTTCAATGAGGTTTTTAAGGACGGTTCGGGAACCGTCAACGTCAACAATTTCCCACCGTTTGCAATCCAATTCGTATTGGTATTTATAACACCAAGCGGCAAAATAAGGTAAATCCTTAATGTGTCCGTTTAGGTCACGTGTTAATCGTTTAAACATAAAATGCTTTTTAAGGTCATTTGATTGCGTGGTCATAATTTAATCCTAGGTTATTGGTTTTTATTTTTGAAACCAAAACGGTTTCACTTACCCAGGCCGGTGCTGAATAAATCAGGACCGGCCTAGCTGTTTAAAATGCTTTTTTATTGTGAGTCATAAATTTCGTATAGTTCAGCTACGTCCATTTCCAAAATTACAGCGGCCCTTTCGATTGCTATATGGCAATCATTTCCGCATTTTTTCATTTCCTGATTAATTATTTCCATTTCGTAGCACATATTTAATCCTTTGGTTGTTTGATTACTTAATTTTTTTCACTTCAATTAAACCGTTTAGGTCGGGTACTTTTATATGGTAGGAGGAAAGTATTTTGCTATTAAGGTACGTTCCTCGGCCTCCAAATTCGGTAGTAGCAAAATCAAATAAATCAAATGAGCTTTCAAACTCAAACTCAATTTGTTCCAGCTCAAAATCAAAACCGGCACTGTTTTGCTTGTATTGTTCGAGGGCACCTTTTTTTGTTTTTGATATAATTGAATAGCATTCAGCATCGTCCGTTTTTAGTATCCGCCATATAACTAGTTTCATATTTAATCCTTTTTAAAAGTGATACGGACCATTTCGAGGGCCAAATAAGCAAATGGTGTGGCAAAAACAAGTATTGAGGCGGTTGTAAAACCAAAATGATTAAGGGCCTGAACGGCTGTAAAATAGTTAAGGAATAATGATCCAAAAATTAGTTTTTCCATTTTATTAATCCTTTGGTTTGATCGGTTTAAGGTTTTTGGTTTCGGCTACCGCCTTAACCTATACAATGCAATCGGTGTGCCATGGGATTAATTAAGGATATCAGGGGTTTATATTATGGTGGGGTTGTCCAAGCATTTGACAGGTAAAGTCAATAATATCAACAAATAGGCCGGTAGGTAGGTGTAATGGTTAGGTGTCAAGGATTAGGTCGGTGTCAATAGCTTGGACGGGGTAGCTGGGGTATATAATTCATTATATAGGAAGGGGTTATTTGCTTTCCTTATATGAGCATATATGTAGGCGGTCGTGATAAGGGGATATGTTGCTATTGGGTAGTGTCCAGGTATTAACCAGTGTCAATAAGTTAGTGACCAGGCTTTGGACAGATAAGACCAATTCAAAAACTATGCCAAAACCCATCAAACCCTACAGCCACAGGGTGTCCAAGCAATTGTCACTGTCCAAGCATTTGATAGTTTGACCAAATTATAGTCGGTGTCAAAAGTTTGGTCAAATGAGATCTGGTCTGACTAGACCTTGGTCACCAAAGTTTAGTCACTGACCAAACCTTGGACAGATGAGATCTTATTCTGTCCAACATTTGGTCGGTGTCCAAGGATTTGATACTGACCAAATATTTGACAGATCTCGTGAGACATAAACGTAAGGGGATCCTGAATCAGAGGTCACCTGTCACTACACAAATTCTAAGAATTTTTAAAAAATGTCACTACACAAATTCTAAGAATTTTTAAAATTTTGGGAATTAGGGAAAAATTTGGGCCTAGTAAAGTATTAATGCCTAATACGGTCATATTACCGTATATATAGTTAGGGTATCTTTTAATCCTTAAGTATGCTAAAACATTGAGTGATTAAAAGGCGCTTAAATACAAATAACTGTATTTATTAGCTTTATTGTCGTATGCCTCGGTCGAGGTATGCCAGTTTAACCATGTGAAGGATTAAAAAATGGAATGTAAGGAGCATCGATTTGTGTTTGCGCACGTTAGTAATACTTCGTGGCTAACCATGCAGGATATGGATCCAGTGACCAAAACCATAGTCGATTCAAACCCACTAAAGTTAAGGACTATGGTTGAGTGTTCCGAGTGCAAGGTAAGGGGTTTGGGTGCTTTTATCCTCCAGGAGGATAAAGGGGATAATGTTTTCATACCCATGAGTGATAAACAATTTGTTGAAGTATCTAATCACCCCACGGGAGGATTAAAGTTTGGCAATTGATCGTAGTTTTTTAATAGCAAAGGCAATTGAGGTTTTAAGGTCGGACGATACTTCGGTGGGCGAAACCTTGGATCGGTGTGTAATCATGTATCGGTCCTGTTTAATGGTTGCCTTGTTAACGGCAAAAACCCACGAGGACCGGGCAGGTGTTATTAAGGACATGGCTGAGCATTCCAAATCGGCCCTAAATGAAATGGTCGAGCAGGATAAAAACTTAACTAAAATGGGAGTGTGAATAATGAAAAGTAATAAGCAAATAGTCGAAATGTTATTGGTTAACATAAGGGCTGACTTGGATATAATAGCAAAATTACATTTAAAGGTAGCTTCGACCATTGAGGACGTTGAATTTTACAACAACGAAAAACAGGACGATTAATGAACGAAACCGGAAACGGTCCTGTATCACGTAATGATAGGTTGCGTGATATTTATTTGGACTATGTAAATAATTATTTGACCGTAGAGTGCATGGCCGAGCATTATAATGTCAGTGTAGAATTAACTGAATGGCGAATAAGAAAAGGCCGTGAAATTCACAGGAGTAATTTAGGTGAAACGTGACGAAAAAGACGACAAGATTATCGGCAATGCAATAGCGGCTCTAACTGCTGACGGTCCCGAAATGGGGGTTGCCCTTGAAAGGTGTAAACTCCTATACACGGGCCTACTAATCACAGCGATGCAAAAATGTGACAATGATGATTCGAAAATCCAACTAATTGAGTGTTTTGTGGGTAATAGCAAGCAGGTTTTAACAATTCTTGAAAGGGAGTCAAAAAAAGATACCAAGGATTAGGGGTCGTTACGACCAACCCCTTGACTTTTGTATCAACTCGTGTCAAAATGGCTTGCAAGTCCTTCGTAGGAGGCGCGAAAGGTCGGACGAAGTCCCTGCCGATAGCGCACCTACGAAGGTCTTTATAGTAAGCCATGTCGAATTGGCCGAGGGTTTAATTGACGCAGGATAGTTTAATCAGCTATCCTTTTTTTGCGCCATGTGACAGAGGAAGTCGCTGGCATCAGGCAAAACCTCGGCAGCAGCTCTAACGATGCTTGGATCAATGGAGTAAATTTCGGCCCAGCCCTGCCACGGAGTTTCTACTTTACGTTTTGCCCAAGGGCCTGTACCCACGGTATAGCCACGGGGCCAATTGTAAATTGGAGGCAGGGCTAGACCGTAATGTTTGATATAGGCAAAAAGCTGTTCATGGGACCAATTCATTAGAGGACAATATCTAACTGTCCCAGTTTTATTATTTTTGTAAAATGGTTTGCCGTCCTTGAAAAAATTACCATCAGCTTTTCGTCGGCCAAGGATCAGGGCATCAACAGAGTGCTCCTTAAAGTATTTATCCTGTCCTCGATGCTGAACCTGTCGATACCAGCGAGAGGATATGGCTGAGTCACTCGGAAACAGCATATGCGGTCTTTCGAGCAACCATTTAAGGTCCTGACCGGTATTTACCACTGTTAGGCCCTTCGGGGAGTTTTCCGACACCCATTTAAGGAAATCAGGGTACTCTAAGTCACAAATGACTAAAACTGACTCCTCAACGCCTGCCTTCCGACATAAATGCTCTAAAACGATGGAATCCTTACCACCCGACCAACAAACAGCAGATTTACGCGATTTGGTGAACATTTTGATGTCATTTATGGTTCTAGCACCTAATTTGCGTATTTCGTCGAAACTAATCACTTTTTGGGCATTAGCGTGCAATCTTTGGAATGATTCGTGCGATACTTGTTGTTTTTTACCTAATTTCAATACATTTCGCATATTTCCCCTAAAAATAAAAAAAATCCCGCTCTCGAAAAGTGTCAACAACACGAGAGCAGGAAAAAACCAACCATAGAATTAAACCAAGTTTGGCAAGTGGCGGAATCGAACCACCCAATAAAGGCAGTTGACGCCTCAATAGTCACCAGAACCAGCCAAGGATAAACTATACCTGATACATTATAATATATCATCATCCGTTTCAAAGGTTGGCAACCATGACTTAGAGAAATCGGTGTCCCCGTGTTCGACCATAGTCAGGTTGTCAGTTAGACGTCCGTACTCCTCTTTGTCCATTCCTAGCCTTCGAATAATATCCTCGTCCGAAAGTCCGCTACTGGAAAGGAAAGTTGAAATTTCGCCCATGCTCAAAATATTGTGAACCCCTCGGGCTCTATTATGGCGAATGGTTGACATCATGCGATCCTGCAACGGTTTGCTAAGGACCACCACTGGAACCTGACCATCAGTGATCTCATTAACCTCCTTATCAGTTTTCGCCAAAGTCCACCGATGGTAGCCATCAATAATCTCTCCATCGGCCGTAGCTACGAGAGGTTGAGTCCAACCATCCTCCATGAGCGAAATTTTCAATAATGCCAGCTCGGGCTTGGCAACATGATTCGGATTGTAAGCATTGGCCTTAAGCTGGTCTACATCCAGCCATTTAATATTATCGATCGGTTGTTTCATTCCCTGCACCCACCCCGGACCATGCATTCGTGAACTGCAATAGCTGAGTTGGCCCACATCCTGCAATTCTCTATGCTGGAAATTGCGACTTCCTGTTTATCACAAGACGGAGTCATTTCCATGATCATCTGCGCCAACTCTTTGCATTTATCATTTATCAGACTAAACCTTTCAGTGTCGTCAACATTTCCATGATAGTGCCAGTGCTCAAGCCTGAGTTTATGTTGTTCGGTTAGTTCGTACCTGATTTTCTCACCCATTTATCTCACCCTCGTTGGTCGTTTACGTGGAGCCCTTACCCGACCGCCATCTTTCATGCGTGCATTGGTAACAGCTAGATTATAAGCTCTTTCCTTAAGGTCGCCCCTCAAGGCAATCATATACAACAAACTCCATGAAACACCTGTTCTAGGATCCAATTCGGTTTCAGGGATAGGTTTGTGCTTCGTTTGTTTGTTATGCAACGAAATAAGCCATTTGACTGACTTTGCGATTTTTTTCTGCTCCCGCTCGGGGTGTTTCTTTAAAAGGTAAACTATAAAGTCCATCGGCAAAGGGAATGTCTCTTTGTTGCGCTTTGGTTTCTTTCCGAATGAATATAGCTCGGTTCGAGCGTACCTCGCGGCTGCTCTTGCCCCTTCAACACGATCAACCATTTTATCCCACAACTGTGGCCATGCACGTTGATAGGTGTAGAGGGATTGCATTGGCTGCTCGCCAAAGGGTGGGCATATCCTTTGTTTATTGGCTGAAACACCCATTAACCTGTAAGCATCGTAAGCCTTGTTATAATCAAGGTCATAGTCCTTAACTATTTTCCAAACGTCCTTATCGGTCCAATCATAAATTGGGCTTGAGAGTTGAACCCATGGACACGGCCTCATAGTCATCCCAGTTTTGCCAACTTTACTTTTCATCATTCGTACCGAACCATCGGCATTATAAGTCGGCATAAAATATGTCGAGAAATAATTGTCCTTTGTCGAGCGTGCAACGGATTGAAAACGACGGATGCTCTCATCCGCCCTTAGACCCATGATGTGAATAGTGAGGCCGGCTTCAGGCTGGGCAATGAGGTGATTTATGGAAGGAAGTGAGGTGTGGGTGTCTGGGTCGTATGTTTTCAAAAATCCCGGTAATTCAGTTCTTGCTGCTACGGGTAAAGGCCTAACCCATTTATCTTTGTCGTTTGGATCCCAGGGAAACCAATAGGGTTGACTCCGGGAGCATCCATTACGGTGCATGATAGGTATACACCACCAATGCAGATCAATATCAGGGTTAGCATCGACCCTTTCCATATATTCGACCGTTGGTGGAACAATAGCTTCCTCATCAAAAAAATGAACCTTCAGGGGTAGGCGATTCCTCTCCCTAGCAACTTGAAGCGCTATAGTAAGGCAAACAGTGGAGTCTTTACCACCACTAAATCCAACAGTAACTTCATCGGCCCTATCAAATATATCTCTAATCCTAATCAATGCAGCATCATAGACGTCATCAGCCTGTGCAACTTTTCTTCCAACTTGTGAACCCATCCTAATCCCTCCTGCTATTCTATCGTATCTGCTTCCCTGTCCATACCAGGTATTAACTATCGATCCAGAATCCATGGCGATAGTAATTTTTGCACCATACTTTCCCCGAGTAATCTCTTTGCCTGAATTAGTAAGTTTATTAAAAACAAATCAATAATCCACCAACCAATATCTTTAAGTCTTTGCATAAATGTGAGTCCTAGTTTTCATAGGGTGTGATTCATCAGTAGGACCAGTGTCTGAGGTGGGGTGGTATGCAACAATTTTCATAGGACTATCCTCGGTTCGAAACCGATGTATCTCTCCCTCCTCAAGTATAAACATTGAGCCTGCAACTAAAGGCAATTCCTCACCCTCTTCAAGACATGCAACACCCTCACCCTCCAATACCATCCCTAACCTAATATCAGGATGGGTGTGGAAAGATTGGTTCACCTTCTTAGGGAAAAATAAACTATTCAGGCAAGGATCCCCCATTCGGTGCGGTCCAAAGATTAAAGAATCGGAGCACCCATCGATGTAGGTTAATCGGCCTCGACTTTCAACCATAGACAGGCCAAGCATTCCACGGTATCCAAGCCTTGAAATAAGGAAAAGTTTAAACCTATCCATACCCGAGAGGTTGAACTCTCCAGTCAGGGTGAATACGGAACCCTTCGAAAGATCAAATTCAGGTAGGCTATCATCAGTAGGAATAACAGTGACATCCCCCGACACACAAATACCATAGACTGTAGTGGTGGAGTCAGCACCATAATCCCCGTTTCTTTCGACACATACGATTTTAGAGGGATACATAGTGTCAAGAGCATCAATGCAATCTTCATGCTTCGGATTTTTAATTAGGCGCATCCTCACCCCTCACCGACAAGCATAAAGCAGTTAATGCCTGACCATTTGATAGCTTAGTCGGAGCTGACTTCTTAATGCCGTCCAGCGCTTCCATGATCACTGACTTTTCATCAGCATTGAGTAGGAACATTAATCGATGCATATGGCGAACATCTTGTCCCTCCTCCTCACCCATTATTGCATCGTCCGATCCCTCTTCACCAAGGCCTAAAATATCGTCGAGGTCACTTGTTGCAGAGGTAATGAATGCCTCAATTTCCTCGGGCTGAAAACCAGTGATCAATAGATTGTAATCAGCACCGGCTAACTCTTTCAATAACCCCGCGAGTTGTTCGGTGTTGTACGATGCATTCTCACTCAACCTGTTGTCGGCCAGCATGAATGCGGTTTCCTGCTCCTTCGACAAGCCCTCGGCAATAACAACCGGGACCTTTTTCATATTTAAGGATTTTGCCGCTGCAAGTCGAGCATGTCCTGAAAGAACAACGCCATCAGCATTAATGACGATTGGGACAAGAAAACCAAACTCTCCAATGCTTCTTGCAACTGGCTCAATGGAATCTGTAATATCGCGAGGATTTTTAGGATTTGGTCGTATAGATTCAATATTAACATGTTTTACACCCATCTTCTTCATAGTCTAGCCATCCATTTTGATGTATTGTAGGCCGGTATACCCGATTTGATATAGGATCATATAGTCTTATGGATGAAAAGAACACTGAAAAGAAGAAACTTAAGGTCCCAGCCACTATTGATTTCGTGGAACCTGCCAACCTCCACTCTTTATATAAGCCACAGTATGATCAGATGTTGCTTAAGCATCTTTCCAAAGGGTTAAGTTTTGCATGTTTCGAAGTGGGCGTTACAACAAACACCATGAACGCATGGATTAGACGACATCCATCCTTTGCACTGGCTCGTGAGTTAGGTGAAAAGAAACGCCTTCAACTTCTTGAGGCTGCCGGTATAAAAATGATAATCGAGGGGAATGCCGTTGCATGGAAATTTATGATGCAGGACTACGGCATGACTGAGAAACTCGAAATATCCGTTGGAAATGCTTTAGAAGACGATGCCAACATAAATGAAGAGATGAAAAATATAACTCCTGAAAGGAGTAAAAGACTTGCAAGAATCAAAGCCCTTGGAAGCAAGCTCAAGATTGGATGAGTATGAAGACCTTATGCAACTGGAGGAGGCGGCTAGTGATTTTAAGGCCTTCATACGAGTCACAATGCCTAGCTACGAATTTAGTTGGCACCATGAAGTATTAATCAAACGATTAAATAAACTAGTGCACCAGAAAAATCAACGGATAATAGTGTCGATGCCTCCAAGGCATGGCAAAAGTGAGGTGGTGTCCCGACGACTACCCGCCTTCTATTTAGGAGCATGGCCAAACAACAAAATAATTTCCTGCTCCTATTCCTCCGGTCTAGCATCCTTGTTTAATAGGGACGTCCAACGGATAATGGAGGACCCCATATATGCAAAAATTTTTCCTGACACTCTACTTCCGGGTATTGAAGCTGTTAAAAATATTAGATCGGCCAACAAATTTAAGCGAACAGCAAACCTGTTCGAGATTGTGGACAAATATGGATATTTACTTTCTGCTGGTGTTGGTGGTTCTATTACTGGTATGGGGGCTGATCTCCTACTGATTGACGATCCAGTGAAAAACGAAGAAGAGGCGATGTCGGAAACCTACCGAACCAACACTTTCAACTGGTATAACTCCACGGCATACACTCGACTAGAGGGTGGCGCCAACATAGTTGTCGTTCAAACCCGATGGCATAAGGGCGACCTATCAGGGAAACTGATTCAGGAAATGGAGCAGGGTGGAGATAAGTGGGAGGTAATAAATTTCCCAGCAGTATGCACTCCAACCCCAGGTGCTCTGGATACCCGAAAGCATGGCGAGGCCCTTTGGCACAATAAGTTCCCCATCGAAAGACTGAAAGTGATAAAGAAGCAGGTTGGTGTGAGGGTTTGGTCTAGCCTTTATCAACAGTCCCCAATTATTGAGGGTGGAAACATAATAAAGGACGACTGGTTCAGGTTTTACACCAAGTTACCATTCGACCCCACTAAGGTTAGAGGTTCCTACCTTGTGGCCTCATGGGATCTCACCTTTAAGGAAACTGGCAATTCATATGTCGTAGGTGTTATGATTGCAAAATATGATGCTGACTATTACCTTTTGGATATATATAGAAAGAAAGCTGATATAGTTGAAACCCAAAGGGCGATAAGGGAAATGTCCGATACATGGCCCCAATGTAAGGTGACACTTATAGAGGACAAAGCTAATGGGCCAGCCATACTGTCGTTGATGAAAAGTCAAATTTCGGGAATGGTTGCTGTAAAAGCCGAAGTATCCAAGGACGAACGTCTCCACAGCGTTGCCCCGATTTTTGAGGCCGGGAATTTTTACTTGCCAGCGAATCACTATATCACGAAAGATATCATAGATGAGTTGACATCCTTTCCCCACTCTGAGAATGACGATATCGTGGACGCAATTTCACAAGGGCTCAACCGCTTTTCAGAAATGAAAGGCCTCCGACATTTAAGGGCTATGACAAAATGGTAGATCTAAAAGCAGTTAAAAACAAAGATGGTTGGCGTAACGTGGTCACTGGGTTGGGCACCAAACGGGATAAAAATATTTATTCCGAAACCGAATGGAACCGAACCCCACGGGATGTGTCCGAAGCATTGT